TCGCTGACATGGATCAGCGCGCCCAGGTCATCAAGGACATGCTCGCCATCGAGCAGCGTGACGCGGAGATCCGCAGCGCGCTCGCCGGCCACGTCGAGGCCCGTCCCGAGGTGCGCGAGAGCGCGGCCATCGTGGACGACGCCGCCGTCCTGCGTCGCCTCGCCAAGGGCGAGATTCGCTCCGCATCCTTCGAGACTCGCGCCGTCGCGAAGTCGTCCACCGGCTCGCCGGTCCCGACCTCGTTCTACGACCGCGTGATCGAGGTTGCCCGCTTCGTCGGCCCCATGCTGGACGAGGGCTTCGTGCTCAACACGGCCTCTGGCGAGAACCTCCAGATTCCGCGCACCAATGCCTACTCGACCGGCTCGGTCACCGCTGAAGGTGGAACGTTCAACGCTTCCGACCCGACCTTCTCGGCGTTCCTCACTCTGGGCGCCTTCAAGGAGAGCACGTTCTTCCAGGTCTCCACGGAGCTCCTGGACGACTCGGGCGTGGACATCCTCGGCTACATCGCCACCAACGTCGGGCAGGCGCTCGGCTACATCGCCAACAACCACCTCACGGTGGGCACCGGCACCGTCCAGCCGACCGGCATCGTGACCTCGGCAGGCTCGGGCGTCACGGGCGGCACGGGCGTCAGCGGCGTGGCTTCCTACGCCAACGTCGTCGATCTCGTCTACAGCACGGACGCAGCGGTTCGCCGCAGCCCCGGCTTCGCGGTCATGGGCAGCACCACGGCCATCAGCGGCCTCCGCAAGCTCGTGGACACCACGGGCCAGCCGCTCTGGCAGCCCGCGCTCATCGCTGGCGAGCCGGATCGACTGCTGGGCTACAGGGTGGTGGAGAACCCGCACATGGCGGCCACCGCCACGTCGGCCAAGTCGCTGATCGCTGGCGACCTGAAGTCCTTCATGATCCGTCAGGTCGGCGGAATCCAGCTCGACCGCTCCGACGAGTACGCCTTCGGCTCCGGTCTCGTGACCTTCCGCGCCACCATGCGGATCGACTCGGGCCTGCCGCAGACGGCCCACGTCAAGTACTACATCGGCAACGCCGCCTAGTACCTGACCACCACGGCTCCGAAGGGGCTGCGCGAGCACAGGCGCGCAGCCCCTTCGGGCTACCCAATCCCTTCTGTGCAAAGGGTCAACATGTCAAAGAGATCGGGCAACCCTGCCGTTCGCGCAGGCGCCGCCATCCAGAAGAACCCCGACGCGCGTGCCATCCTTCTCGCGTCAAACGCGCCCTTCGCCGAGACCGGCTACGGCCAGCAGTCGGCGCAACTCCTCCGCAGGCTCAAGGCTGACGGCCATTCGTGCGCCATCGCCGCGAACTACGGCCTGGAGGGAACCGTGTCCTCATGGGAGGGCATGAGGATGTACCCACGCGGCTTTGAACTCCACTCGTCCGATGTCGTCCCCGCGTACTTCCACGCATGGGCACACGACAATCCCGACCTGAAGCCGCTGCTCATCACGCTCTACGACGTGTGGGTCTACAAGGGCCAGCATTGGGACACGGTTCCGCAGATCGCCCCGTGGGTCCCCATCGACCACTTCCCGGTCCCCGCCGACGTGCTCACGTTCCTGAAGCGCGACAACGTGACGCCGATTGCGATGAGCAGGTTCGGCGAGCAGATGATGACCGACGCGAACGTGGAGTGCCTCTACGCCCCGCACGCCATCGACACCAAGGTTTTCAAGCCGACCGAATCCTTCACCGGCCCCGATGGAAACCCGATGACGGGGCGCGAGTTCATGGGCATCCCCGCAGACAAGTTCGTCGTCACGATGGTGTCGGCCAACAAGGGCGTCGTCCCCAATCGCAAAGCCTTTCCCGAGGCATTCCTCGCCTTCGGGATGTTCGCGCAGCAGTACCCCGACGCGGTCCTCTACTGCCACACCGAGGCCACCGGGTCGATGGGCGGCATTGACCTGATCCGTCTGGCGAAGATGTGCGGGATCAAGCGCGAGCAGATCGTGTTCCCTGACCCGTTCGTCTGGCGCATGGGCGTGCCGGCGCAGGTCCTCGCCTCCGTCTACACGGCCTCGGACGTGTTCCTCCAGCCGAGCATGGGCGAGGGCTTCGGCATCCCGCTGGTAGAGGCCGGTGCCTGCGGTACGCGCGGCATCGTGTCCAACGCCACCGCGCAGCCCGAGCTCCTCGGCGACGGGTGGCTCGTAGATGGGCAGCCGTGGTGGGACGCCATGCAGAAGGCATGGCTGTGGGCGCCTCGCGTAGAGTCGATCCTCCAGGCGCTCGTTGAGTCCTACGACGCTCCCCGCGAGCGTTCGGCCAAGGCCATCGACTTCGCGCAGCAATACGAGGCGGATTTCGTATTCGATGCCTTCTGGCGTCCCGCGCTCAAGGTGCTCGGGCTATGACCGTCGCGTGGGTCACTCACCACCTTCCGCACACGGGCGAGCGTGACGGCCACTTCCTGCCCGGCGAGTTCATCGGCGGCGCGGAGATGACGGATGCCGACTGGCGGGCCGCCTCGCCCGTGGACCTGACCATCGTGCCTCCCGGCGACTGGACCGAGATCGACGCCGATCACATCATCGTGACCGGAACCGACCGCCTGACCGATGACCAGATGCGCTACCTCGCCACCCGTGGGCCTGTCGTGTTCGTTCACCACGAGCAGACCCGCACCCCGGCGCGGAAGGCGCTGATCGAGGGCGCCTCCCTGTTCATCGTCCACACGCCCGCGCACCTCGCAAGCGAGCTTGAGTGGACGACACCGAAGCGCACCGGCATGGCGCTCTCGCCCATGCAGACGGACCAGATTGTCCCCGCGTCCAAGGAGCCGTTCGCGGTCTGGGCGCAGCGCCAGCACCCGCTCAAGGGGCCGCTAGCGGCAAAGAAGTGGGCAGTCGCCAACGGCGTACCGCTGACCATGCTCTCCGACGCCACCCGCGCCGAGGTTCTGGCAACGATGGCTCGCGCCGAGTTCTACGTCCATCTGCCGCTCATCCTGGAGTCCGAGTCTCGGGCAACGATGGAGGCGGTCCTGTCGGGCTGCAAGTGCGCCGTCAACTCCAACGTCGGCATCGCATCCGTCGAGGGATGGGACGACCGGGCGCGGCTGGTGGACATGCTCGACGGGGCGACCGAGCACTTCTGGAAGTTGGCCCTGTCGTGACGACCATCTCCGTCGTGTCGGCCATCTGGGGGACGGGTTACCACCAGTTCCTCCCTCGCTGGTGGCAGGCGCTCGCCGCCCTCGATCCTGCGCCCGATGAGATCGTCCTCGTCTGCGACTCATCTGACATCGCCACGCTTGTCGAGCCGATCCCGGTGCAACTCGGGATCGACGTGCGCCTCGTGGCGTTCCACCTGGACAGTTACCTGAAGGACCACGATCACGGCCCCGAGCCGCTGCTCCCCTCGGCCTGCTACTGGAACGAGGCGGTGCGGGCGGCCAATACGGACTGGATCACGACGTGCGCCATTGACGACGTGGTCTATCCCGACGCGATGGTCGATGTCCTTGCCGCTGCGGACGCCGGAGCGGACCTCCTCGCTGACGGCGTGCGGTACCTCGGCAGCGGGATGGAGTGGCACGGCTACTGGGACCCGACCGTCATCGGTCACCAGTTGACGCTCCCCGGCACCGCGCCCTTCACCAGCGACCTGTTCAACCGGGTGGGCGGCTTCCGCGAGCACATCCGGTGGTACGACTGGTCCTTCTTCATGGACTGCGCGGTCGCTGGAGCAACGGCCCACCAAGGCCAGCGGCTTCGAATCCTCCACGACGAGGGAGCCAACCGCCAAACATGGTCCGGCTCGTCGCTCGACGGCGCCACGCGCGCAGCAGCCAATCAGCAGATAGCCGACTACGCCCGCTCACTCGGGCTCCTCTAGCACCGGAGGCAGCATGACGCTCTACGCGAGCACCGCGCAGATCAAGGCGGCCCTCCGCATCTCCGACACCGTGGACGACCCGCTGATCTCGATGGCAGGAAGCGCAGCCTGCGAGCTCATCGACAACTACTGCGGGCGCACCTTCGGAACCGCGTCGGCAACCCGCTACTACGCCCCAACCGACCAGATCGTCTGCCAGATCGACGACCTCGCGGGCACGGCAGTAACCATCCAGACGAGCAGCGCCGGCAACGGCCAGTACGACCAGACGTGGACGACGACGGACTACCAACTGGAGCCGCTGAACTCCTACAGCGACGGCATGACGCTGCCCTTCACGCGCATCCGCGCCATCGGCGCCTACTGGTTCCCGACGATCTTCAACTCGGTCACGGTCAAGGTGACGGGGACCTTCGGCTACCCAAGCGTGCCCGCGTCCGTCACTCAGGCCGCCGTCATGCAGTCGGCCCGAATCTTCAAGCGCCTGGACTCACCACTCGGCGTGGCTGGATTCGGCGACATGGGCGCCATGCGCGTGACCCGCTCCGTCGATCCCGACGTGGCCGTCCTGCTTGATCCCTACAAGCGGATGCACGGCATCGCATGACGACCCTGACCGCGATCCGCAGCGGGCTCGCCGCGAACGTCGCCACGATCACCGGCCTGCGGTCGGCGCCGGTCGTGCCCGACCAGATCAACCCGCCCATCGCCATCGTGATGCCCTCGCGCATCTCATTCGACCGGGCGTACAACCGGGGGCTGGACGAGTACGAGTTCGTCGTGACCGTATTCGTCGGACGCGCTGATGAGCGCGTCGCTCAGAACTTGCTCGATGCGTACTGCAATCCCACGGGTACGTCGTCGGTCAAGACCGCCATAGAAGGGGACCGAACCCTAGGCGGCGCAGTAAGCGATTTGCGCGTCACCGAGATGCGGGGAATCACGCCCGTCCTCGTCGGCGACACAACCTATCTCACCGCCGAGTTCGTCGTGTCGGTGTTCGCTCAATAAGAAAGGCAGACCATCGTGGCTGTTTTCGTCGCAACTGACTACAAGATCACCATCAACGGCACCAACTTCAGCACGAACCTGACCAAGGCAGAGCTCGCCATCGAGTCCGATGACGTGGAGACCACCGCCTTCGGCGCAGGCTGGCGCTCGCGCGTCGGTGGCCTGAAGAACGCGAGCCTCACGCTCTCGTTCAACCAGGACTTCGGCGCCTCCAGCGTGGACGCCACCCTGTTCCCGCTGCTCAACACCATCGCCACCGTCGTCATCCTGCCCACCTCGGCGGGCACCTCGGCGACGAACCCGTCCTACACGGGCACGTTCCTCGTCAACCAGTACTCGCCCATCTCGGCGAGCATCGGCGACCTCGCCACGTTCGACGTGACATGGCCGGGCGCGGGCACCGTCACGCGCGGCACCGCCTGATCCTGCTTCACCAGCTTGACCACCTGTGCCCCTTCTCGGGGCGTGCTCCGACGAAAGGAAAGTCATGCTTCAGCCCGTCACGTTCACAGTCACGATGGCAGACGAGTCGGGGGTCAATGTCACGGCATCGGCCCCCGACTACGTTGCCTACGAGCAGACCTTCAACAAGTCCATTCTTGAGGGAATGCAGCACGGCCTCTGGTCGGTCTACATGTACGTCATCTGGCACGCGATGTTCCGTCAGGGCCTCACGCAGATGTCGTGGGACGACTGGCTGGCTTCAAGCCCGACCTTCGAGTCCGAGATCGTGAGCGAGGAACCCGTCCCTTTGGAACCGGAAGCACCCACTGGGTCATAGCCAGCCTCGCAGTAGAGACCGGCATCGCTCCGTCTGTGCTTCTCCAGGAGTCGCCTCGCATGATCTACACGATGCTGCGCTACATCAAGCATCGCAACGATGAGCAGGCCAAGGCCGCGCGGCAGGCGAGGAGCAAGTGATGTTCACTCTTGATGCGACTGTCGATGGCGTCCCTCAACTCATCAACAGGCTCAAGGGTTTCGAGCCCGAGATTTACAAGATTCTCCAGAGGGACGTGCGTGACGCCGCGAACATCATCGGCAAGTCAGCCCGTGGCCTCATCCCCGGCGAGGCTCCGACTTCCCATTGGGCGCAGTCGGGCCGATTCGCGTGGGATAAGGGCGCCATTGGCGCGAAGATCAAGCCGGGATTCCGTACCCGCAACGTGGGCGGAACCCGCGTCGTATCTGGCGTCGTTCGCATGTCCTCGGCTGCGGGGGTCCTCTACGCCGCGTCCGGCTCCAAGGAAAGCAGCAGGTTGGGAAAGATTCTGAACACCTCGCACGGGACGGTGTATCCCCGCGCGATGGGTCCGGCATGGACCATGCACGTCGATGAAGCACGCGCCGGGATCATCCAGGCCGTTCACGCTGCCGCAGAGAGGGTGAACAATGGCTAGAGGCGCAATCACCGTCAAGATTGATGGCCAGTACGACAACAAGGACATCAATCGGGCTATCAAGGACCTGAACGCGCTCAAGACTCAGGCTGATCCGACTACCGGCGCGTTCGGCTCCCTCGGCAACTCCATGAAGGCCATCGGCGTCGCTGCCGCAGCCTTCGGCGGCTTCAGCAT